AACAAAAAAAAGAAATAAGAGATTTAACAAAACCAATTGGTTTTCCTGCAGATTATTCTTATATTCCTTTTAATAAAGGCAGAGATATACCTGAACAAAAAAAACCAGACGCACCAATCAGTAGACCTCCTGAGATAAAACCTCTTGAAGGTCTTCCAGATCAATCCGGAGAAATAGATACAAGTATTTTATATAACACACCAGTTAAAGAAATTAAAAAAGTAAAAAAATTATTTGATGATAGAAGAGACAAAGAAGGAAGAGAAGATTATTCAATTGTAAATAAAAAAAATAACAAAATTTTTGTTAAAGAATTTCAAAAATTTACAGATAAATACTACGGTGGTCGTCTTTTAACAGCAGCTAAAGCAATAGGTGTTCCAAGAGCTACAATTCAAATGGCGGCTAGAGATGCAGAAATAAAATTAATTGGAAGACCTTCAGGATCTGAAAAAATTATAGCACCCGTTGAAAACGGAATTAAATTAGGGGAGTTAACTACTAAATTAAAAAATGATTCACAGTTTAGAGAATCATTTATAGAAGAACATAAAAACAATGATTCTTATTTAGATGCAAAAAACATAGGTAATTTGTTGGGGGTAGACACTTCTAAAAAACAAAACGTAAGTTATATAACCGAAAAATTAGGAACAGGAAAATTTCAAAGTTTAGGTGTTAAAACTAAAAAAAATGAATTTGGTCAAAAAACATTTAACGTTAAAGATGCTGTTGAAAAAGTTGTAGCTAATGCATTAATAAAACCTAGCGAAGGTGGGTCAGGTCGAGCACAATCATTTAGATATAAAGATGAGAAATTTTCAGATAAAATTGGTTTTAATTTAAATAAAACTATAACTAGGCAAGTTAATAAAAAAGTTGATGATTTACAAGGTAGACTTCCAAATAGACGACAAAAAGTAGATTTAGCAGAATCAGGCCATTCAATAGATATTAGTTTTAAAAAACAATTTCCAAAATTATTTAAAGATGCTATGAACATTAATAATCTTGTCTCTCAAGAAGCGGATATAAATAAAAAAGTTTTAAGAAGTTTTCAACAAAAATATAAAGGTGTTTTTAAAGAATTAGAACCTCTTGTTGGTAAAAAAATTACACCTAAAATAAGAGAAACATTGTTAAATAATAAATTAAAGATGGATAATCTTAACAAAGATATATTAATTAAAATTAAAGAAAAAATAAAAGAAAATCCAGATCTTTATCGTGACTCAGATAAAAGACGAGCAGATATAATTTTAAACATTCCTGAAGTAGGAGAAAAATTTAAACCAACTGATATAGAAGTGGATATGTCTAAAGTTGATAAAAGATATATAATTGGAAATATAGATACAATAAACCCTGATGCTAAAAAAGTATCTGATCTTTCTGAAGAAGAATTTAAAACATATGCACAAAATATAATTAGTCAAAAAGCAGATGAAGTAAATGTTAAATATACATTAGCTGAGTATGATCCAGATTTCATTGATGATTTAGTAGAAAGTGTTGAAACTTATGAATACGAACCAATACCAAAACAAAATAAAAATATGGGTGGTATGATTGAAGTCATGGATGAAACTATGATGATGGCCCAAGGTGGTCGAGTTAATTTTGATGAAGGTTCCCCGGACCCTGATTTTTTAAACGCAATCTCTGCTGCAAGGGATAATGACAACATACCTATTGAAGACAAAACATTTTTAGGAATAAAATTAGCAGACAATCCACTTGAAAAATTTAATCAAATGATAGATCCAAGAGCTTATCCATACTACGGACAAAAAATTGTTGAGGGTGCAAGTCGAATACCAGAGTATGCGCTTAGAACTGTGCCCGCATTAGGACAAACAGCTGGGGATTTAATTAAAGGTAGAAAAACTGGAAAGATGGATAGATTTGTAGAAGCAATAACACCAACAGTTACAAATAAAGCACAAGAAGCTATTGGTCTAACAAAATTAATTAAAGATACAGAAAAAAATAGAACTGGAGCACAGGAACAAATGGGAGGTCAACTTGAGTTTCTTGCAGAAGTTCCAGGACCAGCAACACCTTTGTTTTTACTTAAAACACCTAAATATGTTAGACAACTTAGAGGACTTGCAGGATCTACTCAAGCTGCAAAAGAACTTGAAAATAAAATTCAAGAAAAAATTGCCGTGGACCAAGGTCGAAGAGACTTTAACATAATGCTTGGAACAGGCGGAGTGATGGCAGTAGTAAAAGCTTTGGGTCTAGATAAACTTATACCTGTAGGAAGCAAAGTAGCACAAAAAACTGCACCCATAGTAACTCCAGGTGGTACACCAAAATACTTTTTTGACTTTGTAAATTTAATTAAGAGCAAAGGAGACGATGTATCGGAAACAGCTTCAACACTTGAGAGACAAAAAGTTTACGATTACAACGGATATACAATGTATGAAGACATAAGCACTGGAGAAATACGTATTAATAAAACAAACGAAGGCATGGGATCTGGTTATGATAATTATGGTGAGATACAGCAATACGACACAATACTAGGACAAGAAGAAATAATTTATAGACCTGGTGAAATAATAAAAGGTAAAGGTGGTAAACCAACAAAAACATTAGATGAGTATGAAGAAGCTACAGCTAAACCAGATAGTTATGGTGATATGGATAGTGATTCGGGGTTAGATTCTATTGAAGAAATTTTAAATTTACTTAGAAAAGATGGTAAAAAATATTCTAAGACAGAGCTTGAAGATATGGGGATAGATCCTGATGCTCTTGGAAATTATCCAACTGGAGCAGGAAGTGTTAGAAAAGAAACTTTATTAAACCCTGATGTAGACACTTTTACAGGTAAACCTAAAAAAGCAGGCGGCGGTATTATGAAGTTAGCTGGAGATGATTCAGGGCCTCCACCAACGTCAGGACCTAATTCTCAAGGCTTGGCTTTAATATTAAAACGTGCTAAACAATACTAGGAGTATAAATGGCAGAGATAGATAAATCACTCCCCAACAGCATCAGAACGTCCGTTGAGATAGATGGGCCAGAAGTTGAAGTTGAGGAAACAAAAGAACAACAATCAGATCAACCAATAGAAGTCACACCAATGGAAGACGGCGGTGTTGAATTAAATTTTGAACCAGGAAAAGTAAATATTCCAGGAACAGAAAATCATTACGATAATTTAGCAGAATTACTACCAGAAGAAATTTTAGATCCTATTGGATTAAAGATGAGGGCAGATTATGCTGAGTATAAAACTTCTAGAAAAGAATGGGAAAGATCATACATTGAAGGATTAGATTTATTAGGTTTTAAATACAACAATAGAAACGAACCGTTTCAAGGTGCTTCTGGTGCAACACACCCCGTGTTAGCAGAAGCTGTTACACAATTTCAAGCTGGAGCATACAAAGAATTATTACCTGCTGAAGGACCTGTAAGAGCACAAATTTTAGGTAAAGTTGATCAAGCAAAAGAACAACAAGCTCAACGTGTTAAAAATTTCATGAATTATCAAATTATGGAAAAGATGGAAGAGTATGAACCAGAGTTTGATCAAATGTTATTTTATTTACCACTATCAGGATCTGCATTTAAAAAAGTTTATTATGATGCGTTATTACAAAGAGCTGTATCTAAATTTGTACCAGCAGATGATTTAGTTGTGCCATATACTGCAACATCACTAGATGATGCAGAAGCTATTATGCATGTAATTAAAATATCTGAGAATGATTTAAGAAAACAACAAGTTGTTGGTTTTTATTCTGACATAGAACTACAACCACCATCAAAAGTAGAAGATAAAGTTACAGACAAACAAAGAGATTTAGAAGGCACTAAAGGAACAGGCAGACAAGAAACTATTTACACATTATTAGAATGTCATGTTAATTTAGATTTAGAAGGTTTTGAAGATGTTGGTCAAAACAATGAACCAACTGGAATAAAATTACCTTACATCGTAACAATCGAAGAAGGTAGTGGAAATGTTCTTTCTATTAGAAGGAACTTTGCGCCCAACGATCCAACAAAAAATAAAGTTCAATATTTTGTCCACTTCAAATTTCTGCCAGGACTTGGATTTTATGGACTTGGATTAATCCATATGATTGGCGGATTAAGTAGAACGGCAACGTCTGCTCTCCGTCAATTATTGGATGCAGGAACATTGTCTAACTTACCGGCAGGTTTTAAACAAAGAGGCGTAAGAGTTAGAGATGAAGCGTCACCAATACAACCCGGTGAATTTAAAGATGTAGATGCGCCAGGCGGATCACTAAGAGATGCGTTTTATCCTTTACCATACAAAGAACCATCGCAAACATTATTACAATTAATGGGTATTGTAGTTCAAGCAGGTCAAAGGTTTGCTGCAATCGCCGATATGCAAGTTGGTGACGGAAATCAACAAGCCGCAGTTGGAACTACAGTTGCTTTGTTAGAACGTGGATCTAGAGTTATGTCTTCAATACACAAAAGATTATATGCTGGGTTAAAAAGAGAATTTAAATTATTATCAAATGTATTCAAAAGTTATTTACCACCAGAATATCCTTATGATGTTGTTGGTGCGCAACGTGTAATTAAACAAACAGATTTTGATGATAGAGTAGATATTTTACCAGTTGCAGATCCAAATATATTTTCTATGACACAAAGAATATCTTTAGCTCAAACAGAATTACAATTAGCAACATCTAATCCACAAATACATAATTTAAATGCAGTATACAGAAACATGTACGAAGCTCTTGGTGTAAAAGATATTGATCAAATATTACCACCTCCTGCTCCAAAATCACCAAAAGATCCTGCACTAGAACACATTGATGCATTAGGTGGAAAACCATTTCAAGCTTACAGAGGACAAGATCATACTGCACACATAACAGCACACTTAAATTTTATGGCAACTAATTTAGTTAGAAATAATCCACCTGTAATGGCAGCAATACATAAAAATATTTTAGAACACATAAGTTTAATGGCTCAAGAACAAATTGAATTAGAGTTTGCAGACATGATGCAACAAGTTCAAGTGCTACAACAACAAGCACAGATGAATCCACAAAACATGCAAGTGCAACAACAGCTGCAAAAAATAAATATGGACATGGAAGCAAGAAAAGCAGTGTTAATTGCAGAGTCTATGGCTGATTTTATGAAGGAAGAAAAAGAAATTACATCTCAATTTGACTCTGACCCTCTATTAAAACTAAAATCTAGAGAAGTTGACCTTAGAGCAATGGAAAATCAACGTAAAGCAGATGCAGATGAAGAAAAATTTAACATTGATAGAGCAAAATTAGTGCAAGCTAAAGAAATTAGTGACGATAAGCTAGAACAGAACGAAGATTTAGCAGAATTACGTTCTCAAACGTCAATTGTTAAAACACAGATGTCAAATAGCTTTAAAAAAGACTCAAAATAAGATAACAATACAAATAGGAGATAAAAATATGATGAATTATAAAAAATCTAAACCAGTTAAGATGGAAGCAAGTAAAGTTGTTACTGATCCAAGATCTGAAACTAGTATTAGAGGCAAAAGTGCTTTATCAATGGGTAATAAAAACCCTGTTAAAGGATCAGGCGCTGCTAGAAAACAAAAAGACATAACTTGGTACTAATATGGCTTGGTTTAGCTTAGCAAAAATTGCTTTACAGGCAGGAAGTAAAATTTATTCTAACCGCCAGAAGACTAAGATGGCTATGTCTGATGCACAATTAATGCATGCAGAAAAAATGGCTAGAGGCGAAGAGTCCTATCAAGGTAAATTGTTAGAAGCTAGACAAAACGATTATAAAGATGAATTTGTGCTTGTAATAATTTCAGCACCTATTATAGTGCTTATGTGGGCAGTAATGTCGGACGACCCGGCAGCAATGGACAAGGTGAAACTATTCTTTGAGTATTTTCAAACTTTACCTAAATGGTTCACAAATTTATGGATACTTGTAGTTGCAAGTATTTTTGGTATAAAAGGTACACAAATATTTAGAGGAGGAAACAAATAATGCCTAACAGAAGACACAACAAACAAGTCCCTAGTTTTGAAAAAGGTGGACGTGTAAAAAAAATGGGTGGTGGAATGATGAAACGACCTATGTACAAAGACGGTAGTTTAAAACCTGTAGATAAGAAAAAAAATCCAGGTCTTTCAAAACTTCCAACTAAAGTAAGAAACAAGATGGGTTACATGAAAAAAGGTGGCCAAGTAAAATAATGGAAAAAATTAAAAACTTTTTTAAAAAAATAATAGAAACAATATTGGGCAAAAGATGCCTATGTGGAAAGGAAAAAAATGGCAAGTAAATATCATACAACTAAAAGCGGACGTAAAGCTAAAAAAGGTTTGTACTACAACATCATGATGAAAAAAAAACGTGGTGGTAAACCTAGAAAACCAGGATCAAAAGGTGCTCCTACAGCTAAAGCATTTAGAGAATCAGCAAAAACAGCTAAGAAGTCGTAATGGCTGAAAATCCTATATCTAGGAATAAGAAAAACTATCGCCCTACAAAGTCGGGCGCAGGCATGACTCAAAAGGGTGTCGCTGCCTATAGAAGAGCAAATCCCGGTAGTAAGTTAAAAACAGCCGTGACTGGTAAAGTGAAAAAAGGGTCAAAAGCTGCAAACCGACGTAAGTCGTACTGTGCAAGAAGCGCAGGTCAATTAAGAAACTCGTCAGCTAAAACTCGTAATGATCCTAATTCTCGTATTCGTCAGGCAAGAAGGAGATGGAAATGTTAAAAAAAAGAAAAGCTGTTAAAGGTGTAATTAAAGGTTTAAAGAAAGCTTCTAAATTACATGCTAAGCAAGCTAAGACTTTAAAAGGAGTTTTAAAAAATGAATCTAGAAGCAGTAATCGTAAAATTAAATAGATCCATTAATCAAAAACTAGAAGACTTAAGTATTATGGTAACTTCTGGTTCTATTGACAATATGGAAAAATATAATTATATAATAGGACAAATAAAAGCACTAGAAGTAGTGCGTCAGGAAATCTCTAACCTGCTAAACGATAAGGAGCAAAACAATGGAACAGTCGTCAACATCAAAGATACACCTACCGAATAAAAAATTAGTTGGTGTAAAAAAATCAGAAGAAAAAGATACAAATAAAATTCCTAACCCAACAGGTTGGAGACTTTTAGTATTGCCATTTAAAATGGATGGTAAAACTAAAGGTGGAATACACTTAGCAGAAACAACTTTAGAAAAACAACAAGT